CAGGGTAATTTTCTCTCCAATCAGTCGTCTTCTCTTGGGTTGGGGTTGGCTCTATTGGTGGTTCTGCAACGGGCGCAGCAGATCGCATCTTGCGGATTTCTCCAGCAAGAATACGAGCACCATCAGCATCGCCAGCAGCATCAGCCTTGACGAGTGCCGATTCAAGTTGTGCCAACTCGGCCATTATTTGTACTTCTCCAAGAGGGCATCAACACTTGATCCGCTTGATGCCGGAGTTCCTTCGTCTGAAAAATACGTCCCATCACGAAGTGACTTGGCCTTTCCTTTCGCGAATTCAATCCGATTCTTAACTGCCGCTTCTGCACGGTCGAATATCGCTTTACGAACGGCGGGGGATTTACTTGACGATCCTTGAATCTCAAGCAGCACTTTGCGTTCGCCTTCAGTCGGCATCCCGCCGAAAATCGCCTTCAACTGAGGCAGTGTTCCAGCAGTCAGAATGTTGTCAAGATTCTCCGTAGCGTCTACAGCAGCGGGCCGGATACTTTCAGGAAGCAGCGTTCCAAGTGAAGACACTGCTCCAGCCCCCTTAAAGCCCATAGCCTGATCGTTGATAGCCCTTGCTTGCCCAAGTGACGTAAGCGCAGCAGCACCACCTTGTATTTCCTCGTCAGTCTGTATCAGTTCCTTCTGGGCAGTGGGCGTCATTGCGGTTCCCTTTCCACCAGCAGCAGGTTCCCTTCCGTATGAATCCTTCCTTGAAACAAGCTCAACACCTTTACCATCCAACCGCTTAACTGCAACAGGAGCGCCTTCATCTCGCGGTTGCCTCAGTCCAGCAACCATCTGAGCCATCGACTTCTGCTGTGAAAACTGATTCGCTTGCAGTTCACGACGAAGATCAGCAGCCCTTGCATCAGCCTCCTGCTTACTGATTTGACCAAGGCGGACTTGCTCTCTGATTACGTCGAGTTTGTCCTGCGCGGCCTGCGCTCGTTCTTCCTTCTTCGCGTCCAATTGGAAGTCAAGTTGCCCCATCTTCGACAGGCGAGGATTTGCACTTGTCGCCGCTTCGATGATCGCTTGCCTACGCTGTTCAGGCGTTGGCGTCATTGCCGGCTGAACGCCCATCGCGCCTTCTTCCGTAGGCGGTCCCATAGGCATCTCAGGAGTTCCGATAGTGCCGCGCTTGTAGTTCGCCAACGCGTCAATCGTGGCTTGCTTCTGCCTCTCAGCCAGCCCCTTATACCCCGCTTCAACACCTTTGTTAGCCTGTCCGGCGTTGTAAGCGTTGAACAACTGCGCCAACCCCTGCGTGATCGAGGGAGCTACATACACACCATCGACCATCTGGCCTTGGAGTGGCTGTTGCGACTTCCCAAGCATCGCGTCGGCAACCTGCTGCTGCCGGCGAAGTTTGATTAACTCCGCTGCGGTTTCAGGGTCTTGGTCGAACTCAGTGACGCCGTATTGGTTAGTTGGCATGGTTATGGACCCCAAAATCCAGGAGCGCCCATCGCAGCACTTCCGAGGCTGAACAATCCGCTCATCATCTGCCCTTGCTGCGCCTGATTTGCGTTGTAGTTCTGCATATTCGCCTGCTGTTGAGCAGTCGCTGCACCGAAGATCGGAGGCGGCGCAATATTCGAGTTCTGTGCGGCATTAGGAACCGCAAACGGATTTGATACTTGAGAACCACTCATCAAGGCGTTGATCTCGTTCAGCGGAGTCTGTCGCTGTGCCAACAGTTCTCCAATCGCCGTCTGACGCTGACGATCCATCGCGCCTTGAGTTGCAGCATTCTCGGAGATTCCTTGCTGACGTGCAGCTTGGCTTGCACCGAACATCCCTTGTTGTTCCGCGATGGCGCGTTGCCGAGCAGTATCGCTTGCCCCAAACATCGCCTGGTTCTCACCAATCGCCGCAGCGCGTCTAGCCGCATCGACACCGTAGGCTTGTGCAGCAGCGTTACCTGCGGAAAGTTCAGCCTGACCTCTCGCGTCATTCCTTGAGCGTTCAATCATCTGCTGACGATCCGCGTAGGCTTTGCTGCCTACCGGGATACCGGATGCTGTAAGGTTTGAATTCGATATATCCGTCTGCTTGGTGTAGTCCTCGTTAGCGCGGCCCATCGCGGCATCAAACACGCGGTTCCTGATACCTTCGTAGTCTTGAGGTACAGCAGGAGCGCCGGCAGTGAAGTCCGTACTCCGAAGTGCAGGAGCGCCTGTAGTGAAGTCTGTAGGGCGCATTGCCGAAACGCCTGCAGTCAGGTTGGTATTCCCGGCCTGCGGTGCACCTGACAGGTCGAGCCCTCGTCCGACTACACCCTGAAGTGCAGTTGCGCCCTGAATCCCAAGACCGCCGAGCAAACCGCGAGTCTGGTTCTGCTGATCCAGAAGTGCTTGCTGTGCAGGGTTTAGGGTTTGAGTGAGCGTAGGGCGACCAACGTCAGAGGATGTTCTGAATTGGTCTATGGTAGGCATTGCCCCGCGAGAACCACCTGACCCCACTAAAGACGTTTCATCCGTAAAGGTATAAGGCACACTCCCACCACCTCCAATATTAGTGGTGTTTGTGTTAGGAGCGGAATTCCACGCGTCCAACGCGGCCTGATACCCGGCCCTATCGTACTCCGTACCACCTTCAGTCCAGGTCTGCGTCCCGTAGGGGTTTATAACATTGGGGTTGTTCAGTCGTGAAGACGCAATCGCGGTTTCGCGGTTTGCTGCGCCTTGTTCTCTTGCTGCCCCTGCGTAGTCAGGAGCGGGAGGGGGATCGGATTTTCCGAAGCTCATAGTGCGACACCTTTAGCCATTTACAGTCGTCCCGGAACATCCGGTAGACGTGAAGATCGCCAAACCTTCCTGCCTTCTGAAGTGTCGCTTCATGCATGAAACCTAACCTACGGACCAGATTATGCGACTTTTCGTTGAAGGTTTCAATAGTCGCAGTGATCCTTACTGCACCTGCCTGCTCGAACGGGTAGTAAAACATGAGCCAGAGAAATTCACGGTTGAGCCAAGTAGCTCCGATTCCGTGGATTGCTGCTGTTATGTTCTTGCCGTTAAAGTCAGTATAAACAACTCCTGCAATCAATTCACCATCTTGTTCTACACCGATGGATGCGTTGTTTCCGTGATTCGGGGAACATCCACATCCCTTTGCTACGAAGTCTGCTATGCGTGGGTCATTGGTGACGATACGCCTCACAGCGGATTGCCTATCTCCATGATGTAGTCGTTCGCCATCCACTGAACTGTCAAACTGTTCGTTTCTATCTTGATCTTTCCGGCGAACGAATAGCCCATGTCCTCGTCGGGTGAAGTCCATTCTTTCAGGATTTCGATACCCTGCGACCAGTAGACTTCATCCCAATTGCCAACGTCCCATATGGCACCGGAAACCACCGAATAGGATGCTGTTCCAGAGATTTCATTGTCACCGAAGTCGACGTCCACATCAGTCAGGAATGACAGATTTCCATTCACCGCCAAGACAGGCCGGTACATGTTCAGACGCTTCTGCGTACCGACATCACCGAAGTAGGAGAATGCAGTCTTGCCGTAGGCAACGATGTTGTCCGCGCCGTCGATGTACCCTGTCCATGCCTTCTTCACCATGTTGCTTGTGGCGAAGTACAAATCTCCATTGAACACGCAGAACGTCTGCGCGTCCCAATCCGTGAATTTGCACCATGCCTTTGTGATGGTGTTCATCACATACTGCTCATGTTCCCCGGACTCAATAACCGGAACATTGACCAGCATGGCTCCCTGTGCGGGATAGATGGTTGCCTCCCATCCGAAGGTGCTTCCGTAACTTCTAGCAGCCGTGGTGAAGGCATTTTCGATGATATTTGTGATAGCTGGCGTATCGTCAATGATCGCTGACTGAAGCGACGTACTTAGCGGGAAAACTCCCCCCTGAGTGATGGCTACCAGATCGCCACCATACTTCGACAGGCAGCGCCGGCCAAGTGGCTTACCAAGATCAAAAACGCCAATCAATGCCCAACTGTTTGCATCAGATGGGTTGGTTCCTTGATAGACAAGAATCTCACCCTCGCTGGTCATAAACACAGCGCGGTCATCCGGGCCGGATCCACCGTCGAACGTCCAGGTAGCACCCGCCATCAGGTATCCACCCTTCTTGCAGATGCTGGACAGGTCGAATTCAGTCAAAGCACCACCAGCAGCAGCAGCAGCCAAATACCAGAAGGAAAGGGAATTGACCTCCAAGAAGATCAACCTGCCCTTGAACACGAACGCGCTAATGATGCTGGTCGTGGTCAGTCCGGTGAGCGCCGGGGTCGAGGTTCCATCAACTGCCGTCCATGCTGTCCCGTTGAAGTAGAGCGGCTCATCAACGCCATTGCACATTATGAGCCACTGGTTCGTTCCGTCGCCAAACATGGTGCATTGATGCTTACCGTTCGTCCGAGCCGCTACAGAGGCTCCTACGGCCCCGCTAATGGTCACATCATAGACGCCTGATGCCGTGGCGCAGAACATCTGATTTGTGCCGTCCAAACCATTGTGAACAGCCAAGGTCTGTCCGGTTCCGGTCATCCCGGTTGAGTGGCTTGTATACCCCCCGCGAATCTCGCAGTAGGATGTCTTGGGAAACCAGTTCTCAAGTGCTACAGCATGAATCGGTTTCATTGCCGCCAGCGCATCACGGTCGTTCCACCCGCCTACCGGAGCAGCGTAGGACTGCGAACGGCTTACCCTGCGACGGGTGTATTTGGCCTCAACGAACGGCTTTCTCACGGCGAAATCCAGGATCCCAAAGGCACGACCACACCTGGTGACACTCCATGTGAGCAGTCGCTCATGTTCAGCGTCTTCTTTATCCCGCTTCTACCGAGAGCATCAGCAACTTGCTTTTCGTACATGGTAAAGTCTACACCGTAGGAAAGACCCTTTTCCTTCTTGAACCTCCACCGGAGTCCGTTCAGAACGATTTCTTCCGGAAGTAGTACATTGTCCGTGTCGAGCGTGAAATACTGCTTGTAGGTCGTTCCATCAACACCAAGAATCCAGTTCCATGTAACGTACTCAAACGCCCATGTATTCCCTGCGGTTGGGACT